GGAGGATGGGAGTTGTAGCGAGAGTCCTGTGGTGCTGAGAGTCCGGAAGACGGATCCCGGCTGTGACTTTTTTATTGCGAAGGGTGAGTGATGTCGATTGAAAATATTGAAATAACCGCTGGCAGCCAATTCTGATCTAGCGGATGAAGTGATTCACCGTCTGCGTGGCGTTCTATTGGAAGCGGGTTACAGTGGACTCATTCGGGCTATCCGAAGGTTCTACTGGAGGCGGCGTTATAACCGGATGCCTACTGATTACCGAGAATTGGCAGAGATGTGTGGTGTTTCTCCTGATATTTTGATTGAACGGGGGAAGATGTAGTGTCTGAGGATAAAATTCTCCATCTCCATCTCACGTTCAGATATTTTGATGAGATTCGGGCGGGTACCAAGCGGGAGGAGTTCCGTTTGGCTGAAAAGTGGCAGGAGAGTCTGGATAAAAACAGCTACACCGGGATTCGGCTCTATCGTGCCTTCCAGAAAGTGAGTCCCTCTACGGTCATCGATTTGCCATACCGGGGCTACACACTCCGGGAGATTGTTCACCCACATTTCAATAATCAGCCTGCATTGGTTTGCGCGATTGATGTCTCTGGTGCCGCATGACATCCTTTTGTGACTCTTGTGGTGATAAGGCGATCCTTTCATCTGCTTTTCCCTGATCGTTCCTTCCGGGAATCTTCTCTTCGCAGTCTGGTATTTCCTGTTTTGCTCCCTCGAATAAGGGCGTTCTTTGTGGTCAGAGGTATGGTCAGAGGTATGGGCTAGTGGGTCGTGATGCAAGTATCTCCTTGATTCTATTTTATGGAGACCGCCATGATTCACTGTGCCCACTTAAGAAAGCAGATTATTCGTCCCACTCTGAAGTTCCTTGATAAGTGGTCTCCTGCAGCTGAGAACCTGTTGCTCGGCACCGCTGCTCAAGAGTCCCAAATGGGGACGTACCTTCGTCAGATTGGTGGCGGTCCTGCCTGTGGGATGTTTCAAATTGAGCCGAAGACCAACAGGGATGTTTGGAATAAATATCTGAAATACCGCCCGGATATAGCTGAGAAGGTGTCATCATTTATGTATTCGGGGTTTGATCAGGATTTCATGCTTGTCAGCAGTCTACCGTATGCCACATCAATCGCGCGTCTTGTGTACTGGAGATCCCCTTTGCCTCTGCCGAATGCGAACGATGTCGAGGGTCTTGCTGAGATGTGGAAGGAGGTATACAACACTAAAAATGGTGCTGGTACCGAGCAGGAGTTTGTTGAAAACTATCATCGTTATGTAGTTGATTAAATTCCTCGGGTCGTGACGATACCCTTGCGGAATGAACGATACTCAAAGAACCGCCTTTAATGATTCTGCTCCTGCGGATGAGCGTTTTGATGCTCAGTCCGAGATACAGGAAGCTGCTGTTGACCGCTCTGAAGTCGCTCGCTTGGCCCCGATGATTGAAGAGATTTACAGAGAGATGTCCTCACAGCCTCATATTCTCAAGGCCAATGAATACTCCAACATCGTCCCGTTTCCCTCCAAAAATGCCGGAGACAAGGGGATGCAGTCGGTTTATCAGGATGAGTGGCAGATGGCCCGGATGGGTGACTATATGGAGCGGCCCGGTTCCATGACATTTGAGGGGTTGCGCAATATGGTCGACCAAACTCCTGTATTGAGCGCGGTTGTTATGACTCGGGTTCGGCAGGTGCAGGCATTTTGCCGCATTCAGGAGACCCGAGAGGGTACCGGTTTTGCTATCCGGCATCGGGATTCTGATCACGAGATTACAGATATCGAGAAGCGCAGTGTCAATCTGATGCAGCAGTTCGTGGTGAATAACGGCTGGGAGTTCAATCCGCGCAAGCGTAGGCGGCTCAAGCGTGACAATATGCGTGCGTTCATGGCTAAACTGGTTCGTGACACATTGTCTATGGATTCGGCGGCTATCGAGACCGAGTACAAGCGCGATCGCTCGCTCGGGCTGGATGGCCTGTACGCTGTTGATGGAGCGACCATTCGTCTTTGTCCAGATACAGGGTACCGGGGGGATGAAGATATTTTTGCCCTGCAGGTTATTCAGGGGCGTATCTCCACCGCCTATGGTTTCGAAGATCTGATCTACGAGCCTCGCAATCCCCGTAGTGATGTAAATGCTGGTGGTTATGGTCTCTCTGAGACCGAGCTGCTGGTCCGAGTGGTTACCGGGTTCCTTAATGCCATGACTCTCAATATCAAGGGGTTTTCTGATAACGCGATCCCGAAGGGGATGCTGCATTTGTCTGGCGAATACAACGAGACGGACCTGCAGGCATTTAAGCGGTACTGGAATGCGATGGTGAAGGGTGTGCACAACTCATGGACTCTTCCCGTCATGATATCGAAGGATCAGGAGTCGAAGGCATCTTTTGAGAACTTCGGTAAAGAGTTCGACGAGATGTACTTCTCTAAATGGATGACTTTTCTGACCTCGATGATCTGTGCCATCTACGGTATCGCCCCGGATGAGATTAATTTCGAGTCGTTTAGCTCTTCGAAGTCTGCTCTTTCTGGGTCCGATACTGCCGAGCGTATTGCAGATTCAAAGGATAAGGGACTCAAGCCTCTGTTGGGGTATTTCGAGTCCATCTATACCGATTTCATAGTCCAAGAGTTTGGCGAGCAGTGGGTGTTCCGCTGGACCGGCATGGACGATACCGATCAGGACAAAGAACACGAGCTGAAAAAGACGGTGCTCACGGTTAATGAGGTGCGTGCTCAAGAGGGGTATGCGCCGTTAGAAGAGGGTTGGGGTGAGGCTCCTGTCAATCCGTCTTTGGCTACTATCTGGCAGCAGGAAAAGCAGATGGAAGAGGGTGCGGAAGAGGGTGCTTCTGGGGAGGTTCCGGACGATGCTGATTTGGATGGTGAAGAGCAGCATCCTGATTTCAAACAGGAGGGTGAAGAAGATGAAAATGCACACGAAAAAACTTCGGAAAAAGAAGAGAGCGATTCGTCGCAGAAAGGCAGCGGTAATGCGGGCAGAGGAAGCGCGACTGTTCCCTCGGAGAGCGGCGATGGTAGAGAAGGAGGAGAGGAGGCGGGAACGCTTAGAAAAGCCGACTCTTCTGGAGTGGTTTCGCCAGACATTCTTGATGATCGGGGGGGCGAGGGCGGGCTACTGAAGGCCAATGGGTGTCATGATGATGACGGAAAGTATTGCTCTTACGGAGAGCGAAGTGGTCTTGAAAAAAAGAGCATTCAGGTTGTAAATATTTCTGTCAGCAAAAAGAATACTGATATGGGGTTGCGTGAGTTACGCTCTGAGGCTGTTTCGTTTTTGAAAAAATGGCCTAAGAATGGAGTGCATAACGATGATACTGGCTGGGGGTTTATTGTAACTCGGCAAGATTGGAAGAAGCTCGCAAAGTGGCAAGGGCAAACGTCTACAGACCTGAAGATGATTTTGTCTGGAGCGGAAGATATTGTTCGCCATGCTGTGTTGGCTGAATCTCATACCGATAACAAAGGTAATTCGGACGTTAAAGCGGTACATCGCTTCTACTCCTCTGTTGAAATGGGAGGAAAGCTATATCGTGTGAAGTTGACTGTGAAGGATTATCAGTTGACTGATGGGGCGAGCAGAAAAAACATGCATGCGCTCACATCGATAGAATTAAACGACCCCAGCGAGTCCCCCGCTTTAGAGGGGCCACCGAGGACGCATCCATCGGCTCAAGCACTGAGGTCTAATATCAATATAGTCCAATTATTGCGTGATGTCCAACGAGACTCTGACGGTAAGATGTTTTTCTCTCTCAGTGATAATGTTCTGGCGAAGGCCAATGATCTTGGGGTTGGTATTGATGATGAGATTTTCTTCAACCACCCCGAGCAAGGTATTGGTTCTGGTCGCGTGCTCGCACATGGTGAGGACGGCTGCACAGTATCCCACGACAGCGGCAATGTCGGCGTTCCATGGGGTTCGTTCCTTGGCCACAAGAAAAGGGCAGAGCGTGGCTATGATGTGGTGGACCATGGGGAGGCTGGTGCTATCCTGAAGGACCGGGTTACGGGAAAACATCATTTTGTGGGTGCGCAGGAGGCTGATAATCCCAAAGACACCACCGACAATGCTGATGATGCGGACGACAAAAACGCCGACGATGAGCGCGATTTAATTCTGAAGGATAAGTGATGTGTGATCATTGCTTGTCCTCTGATCTGCTCAAGGCCGATTCGTTTGATGATGACGGGGTGTGGCGACCCCATGAATCTCCATTCATCCGGCAGCTTATTGAGGAGTGGACAAATCACGGCCTTGACCGCCATGGTTCCCTGCAGTCGGAGTTGATGTATTGGATTAATGGTCACCGTGACCGTGGGCGCGATCGTAAGCCGGTTGATACAGCCCCAAATATTCACCCTCGCTGGTCACGTGCCGAGCTGCAGGCTGTAAAAATCTACCTCGAAAACCTCCCGACTAATAAGTTCGAACTCTACGACTGGATGCTGGTTGTGGAGTACCTCGTCCAGCGGTATCTCCCGGAGGACGTGTTGATCGATGAGGCCGAATGGCTGGTATCGAAGGCCCAGATGATGGGGCGGGTGAACTCTCGGATGGATAAAATCTCCGAGGCTGCAGCTTCTGCCCTTGTTGCTGAGGTGTCGTATCAGGCAGGGGGTTATCGTGCGGGCGTGCAGTTGAAAAAAGCGCAGCACGCGGCACTCCGCTTCGGTCAGATTAAGTGCGCCGAACACGTATCAAACCTCCATAGCTCTGTGCGGGCCAAGTTGCGTATGGCTGTTATTGGCTGGCAGGAGGACGAGTTCAGCGGCACCCCCCATGCTGAGGCGGTCTCCTCTCTGCAAACGAAACTGTTTGATGATTTCGGCACTTTCAACCGGGATTGGCGGCGTATTGCTCTGACTGAAGGGGGGGAGAATTTCGGGCAGGGGTTCATTGCCTCTATGCCGGATGGGGCCAAGGTACGCCGTCTTGAGATGTATGACGGTGCGTGCAAGTTCTGTCGGTCGATCGATGGGCTGGTGTTTACCGTAGTACCGCCTGCCAAGCGTGATAAGGATGGCGCGAAGGAGGTATGGATTGGCAAGTCGAATGTCGGTCGGTCTTCTGCTGCTCGCAAACGCACTCCGATGGGGATGGTTGACCGTACTGCCTCAGAGACTTGGTGGGTTCCTGCTGGAACGGTGCACCCTCATTGTTTTGTTGATCCTACGGTCCCAATCTATACGACCGATGGCTGGAAATGTATAAGCGACATCATGATCGGTGATCTTGTTCTGACGCATAAAGGCAGGTTTAGGGCGGTGAATTGGGTTCTGGAAGACGAGATATATTCCGGGGAAGTCGTAACGCTGCATGCCTCTTTTGACGGCAAAAATAGAAGTAGCATTCCTTCTATGACACCTGAGCACCCGGTTCTAACTAAGCGTGGGTGGGTTCCCGCTGGTGAAATTAATTGTAATGATAGCGTTGTGGCTGTCTGCAAGATATGTCCTACGTGCGGAAAAGAGTTCATAAATATTAAGCATGACCATGTGACTTATTGTTCTGCTGCATGCCACCCGAAGAATGGAAAAAATCAATTCTCAACCAATGATCCAGTTGCGCTTGAGGCGGCGAAACAGGCCGCTTCTGCTGGAAACTGTCATCGAATGAGTAAGTTGACTGTGGAGCAGCGTAGAGAGCTAACCTCTTCAGGAAGAGCTGTTATGAAAGAGCGTGGGTACTCGCACATGCAAACAGCAGAGGTTAGAAGGAAAAGTGCATTATCCAATGGTACAAAAAACTACACCCCTTCTGTATCTGAAAAAAATATTGGGGATATGTTGAGTAGACTTGGGTTATCGGTATCTCTGCAGCACCCCGTAATTAGAAATTCTGTTGATTCGCTTGGTCGTCCTAAGCGTTTTTTCGCAGACATTGCACTGCCTAATGAAATGATATGTGTAGAAATCGATGGTGCGCCATGGCATGGGAGGTTAAATGCTGGCAGGGATGAAGCGCGTGATGCAGAAATGAGTGATCTTGGTTGGACAACTATGAGGTTTGATGCCGCTTTTGCAAAAAGTAACCCTTCTGCAGTTTCTGAGTCTGTTGCTAGATTGGCAATGAACCATTCTGGTGAGTACAAGTTTGGTAGTTTGACTGTTGAAAAGGTGACTCGGAGAAATGTTAGGAATCGCAGGCTGTACAACTTCGGGGTTGATGATGATGAAAGTTATGTGATTCGTGGGGGAGTGGTTGTCCACAATTGCCGTGGGACTTGGATTCGTCTGGATATCCCTGAGAAAGACCATGACCCGGAGTTCACTCGGGTCATTCAGAATATTTTAAGGAAAAAGTAATGCGTATTATTTCTTTTAAGACCATGTGGAAGGTTCGCTCCGCGCCAAGTGCAATACCAGAAGGTAGCGTCTCGCAAACGTCCGAATCGTTCGCAGCGCAACCATCCACAGGTGTTAACAATATAGGTCACAACCCCTCCGATAGCAAGTTAACCAAATCCATAATTGTATTCAGGCCGGATCTTCTGAAGGCAGATCGCTCGAAGCTGGTGCTGCAGCCCTCGAAGACGAACTCAAAAGTGAAGCGGTGGCAATTGCCTGCTGATGGTGATTTTGGCCCTATTCACCGTGAGTACCGGCATAATCCTGCTGGTGCTATCGCGCGGCTGAAAAAAGAGCGTAATGGTGAGGCTATCGCAGCCCTATATCACCCTGAGATTGGTGATATTGACTTAGTCTGGGGTCAGGAAGGTACTGGTAAAAGTGACGGTTATGGGCTGTCGAAACTTGTTAAATACCATCCGGGAGTGATTGATGCTCTGCCAAGAATCCTTCAGTTCATGTCTGTTGTTTCAAAAACAAAGAATAGGATAAGGTTAGAGACTGATGACCATTTTGTCTCTGTGCGTCTTGCTTGGAATGGTGCAGCAAAGACTTGGCTGCTTACTGCTTTTGAGAAGGAGGAAGGACGAAACGCCACTAATACGAGGACGGACACTATTAGTTCAAAGAGTGGAGATGACACAGCTCGCTCCACCAACGTTTCTAAAGGCAATATAGGCCACAATCCCTCCGATAGCAAGTTAACCAAATCCATAATTGTATTCAGGCCGGATCTTCTGAAGGCAGATCGCTCGAAGCTGGTGCTGCAGCCCTCGAAGATGAACCCAAAAGTGAAGCGGTGGCAATTGCCTGATTCAGCAAGTCGTGTTCCTGAGAATGCGCCAGTTATAGATATAAAAAGTGGGGTAATCGAGTCAACAAAAGATGCCTTGTCTCATGCATTTGATCATGGGTTTTATGATGCTCCCGTTATCAACAAAGATTCCGGTCATGAAATTATCATTACTAAGAAAGGGATAAAGCATACGTTATGGGGGGCTGGCTCTGATCTTTTGTTGTCGGTTTCGGTTTTGCCTCAGATGATTCGAGATAGCCTTTATTTAGGTAGTGCTGATGATGCATATGGCAACAAAGAGATTAAGGCCCATCATTATTATGGTATTCACATTAAAATTAATGGTGCTGTCCATGATGTTGTTATAGATGCACGAGAAATGTCTGATGGTCGAAGGTATTACGATCATGGGTTTGAAAAAAAAACCTCTGAGGGACACCAAAGTTCGCGGCTTGAAAAAGCCTATAGGCCGTCAGAGGATTCAGCAGCCGGTGCTGCTGGGATTTCAGAGACCCAGACACCGGCTACTTATGCCCTAGAAGGGCATAACCCAAATATAGGCCACAATCCCTCCGATAGCAAGTTAACCAAATCCATGATTGTATTCAGGCCGGATCTTCTGAAGGCCGCGCACTTGGAGATGAAGCAGATTCCGGGATACACGAAGAGTGATGGTACCGTGGTGAAACCTCACATGAAAAACGTGCTGGTCTCTGATGATCATGATCACGAGAAGGTTGCCTCTGGTGCTGGATCTCACTACCAGAAGAAGGCCCACAAAGTGCTCAGTAAAGAGGTTGATGGGTTCCATGATCTTTCGGATGAGCACAAATCCCACCTGATCTTGCATCACGCGACCGATATGCAGCAGAAGGCTTCAGCGTCTGCCAAGGTGTCTGGGTGGAAAAAAAAGGCATCCTCTGGTCAGAACCCGTCGAAGGCCGAGTGGTCTGCCTATAGTCAGTTGGATAATTCCAAGAAGCAAGCTCTACTGGACCACGTCGATGAGGCGCATGGTTCTCACGATCATCTGCAGGATCCCGGTGGTCATGAGGTTTCCCCGGAGAAACAGGAGGAGCTTGGTATTTCGAATCAAAAGACAAATAACGATCAACACCTTGATAACGCTATAGAAAATAGTGAATCGAACAGAAAAGAGAGTGCCCCATCATACAAGCCGGGGAATGTGGACGTTGATAGAATTGCCAAAAAGCACCTAAATATTGACTCGCTGGAAACCCAGAATTCTGACGAGCTAGACTTCCATGACGTTCATGTCGGTAACTTTCACTCCGCAATGAAGGAGGCTTACGAGAAAGCCTCTGGCGGCATGCCCGTTGATGAGGATAGCCTAGATGGAATTGCCTATTACATGATGGGTATCGACACGCTTACACCTCAGAATTCTGACTCGGATGATTTCCACGACATGTCGGTCTGGGGTATTGAGTCGGGGTTGAAGGCTGCAGCTAATATGGGCGCGAAGGCTAAAATGCTCGCAGCCAAGAAGGAGGGGGGTAGTAGTCCAGAGCAACCCACTGAAAAACCTAGCAATAACCCAGAGAGTAAAAAATCCAGTCCACCTACAGTGGTTCAGTCGTTTGAGAATAAAGACGATGGTGTGAGGGTCGAGGTGCAGTCCAGCGGTGACAAGTTCCACGTCCTTGTGCATAACGTGGATTCAAGGGAGACCCTGCCTACGGTCAAAAAGTTCGATTCCAAGGATGCGGCAGTGGATTACGCGAAGAATGTTTCTGCTGGCGTTCCCGGCGGGAACGGTAAAACTAAGGAATCTGCGGAATCTGTGGACAAGGATGGTTTCCTCCCTCATCCCAATATGAAGGATTGGCATGCTGCCATTTCCTCTGGTCAGGTTCCCTCGGTGGATGCGCATGCCACGGCCTTGAAGCAGTCCCATGAAGAGGGTGGTTCTTCCCTGATGAATGATGCAATTGCTGATGTATCGAAGACAAACAGTAAAGTCTATGACCAAGTTGCGCAGGGGCACAAGCAATACATGGCGCACTACACGTCTAAGCTGGGTGAGTTCGACTCCGCTGCTGCGGGCAACAACAAGAAGAAGGCACTAGAGAAGCTGAAGGGGTCCGATGGCTGGGATGATCTTCTGCCTCATGAGCAGCATGAGAAGGCCCATGCCCTCTATAAAAAGCTCCAGACTGCTGCTTCAAACTCTGCCAAAATCTCTACTTGGAAGAAGAAAATCAAGGCAGGCAAGGTACCGACCGCTTCCGAGTCGGCCTTGGTGCAGAAGATGTTCGAGCAGGATTCTGAAAAGGCCAAGAAGCTCTGGAGCAGTATCTCTGGGGTGCCGCATGAGACGGTGATGAATCTACACTCTAAGGGTCTCTCCAAAACCTCCAAATCCCCGAAGATAGTCATATCCAGCTCTGGGATTAATAAAAATCCGGATGGCTCTTTTGCCACTCCGGGTGATGAGATGCTCTCCGGGTTCCTTGGCTCGCAGAATGGAGGGCATGATATAGAGCCTGAGAAGCCTGCCGGTGAAGAGGGTCACGGTTGGGAGTCGGACGACGATAACCCTGCATTTAAGGAACCAAAGTCTGGTGTTTCGAGTAAAGACCGAAAAAGTGAATCCACTGACCTTGTGGATGGGTGGGTATCCGCGATTCAAAATGGAGTTGCTCCAACCAAGGCGCAGGCTCAGGCGCTCGATAATCTTGATGAAGATGCTAAACAGGAAGCTAAAATGGAGGCTCTTTCGCATCATGTATCTGACCCAGAGAGTGATGCTCAGATGGATGCTGGCTATGAGAAAATAGACAAATTACACAAGCAGGGTTTGGGTGGTTCTGCCCCGAAAACGGCAGCTGATCACGTTCAAGGATGGATGGATTCGGTCAAGGATGGCAAGGCTCCCTCTAAAGCGCAGGCTGAAGCGGTTAATGCGATGGATGAGGAGTCTAAGATGGATCACTTCCACGAGGCTTACCAGCATCATGCGGATTCTCTCGGCAATGATCGTGATACCGATGATCAGATTGATGCGGCTCATGAAACCGCCATGGAAAATGTACATGGACTCCATTCTGCTGCAACGGGTGAGCACCCCTCTGGCTGGTCTACTCATGATGCGGAGGATTCTGTTTCTGCCAACAAAGAGGCAGCGGACCAAGCTGCAGCCAGCAAGTCTGCCGATAAAGCCGCTACCGACACGGCCCCCAAAGATGGGGATACCAAGAGCGAAAACGGCAAGACTTATGTTCTGCAGGGTGGGCATTGGCATCTGCAGAGCGGTGGGGATGAGGTTGATCCCTCTAAGAAGCCTTCTGAGGATGAATTTCTTGCGCAAAAACACACCTTTCATAGCCATGTAGGGAATTCTAATAAGCAGTATTCAGTCTCTCATGTTGGCAATCATGTTCAGAAGCATTGGGGTCCGATCGGTAAGGCTGGTCAAAAAAAGGTTGTGTCATTTAACTCACCAGAGCAAGCGGCAGCTCACGCCTCGAAGATCATCCAGCTAAAGAAGAACAAAGGGTATGAGCACCAGTATGGTCCTGCCTCGGTGAAGAATTCCACTGCCAAGCCTGCCAAGGTGGTTATGTCGGAGCCTCTTCACCAATCTGATGGTACGACCGATGGCTGGAAGAAGACCGGCAATCAGAAGGGTTCCAATAAGGGCGGGTTCTACAATGATAAAAATGGCGATAGCCACTATGTGAAGACCCCGAAAACGCAGAATCACGTCAAGAATGAGGTTCTCGCTGCGAAGCTATACCAGCTCGCGGGGATCCATGTACCAGAAGTGAATACAGTCACTCACGGTGGCAAGATGTCGATTGCCTCCAAGGTAATTGACGGGGTATCTCAGGAGAGTGCTCACAAGCTTGCTGGCCTGAGTGGTGCTGCTGATGGGTTTGCCGTGGATGCGTGGCTTGCCAACCATGACGCTGTTGGGATGGGAAATGACAATCTCCTCAATGACAATGGCAAAGCGGTTCGTATTGATGTGGGTGGTGCGCTCTTGTATCGCGCACAGGGAGGCGCAAAAGAGGGGTTTGGTGATGAGGTGACAGAGCTTAAAACGATGCGTGACAGCTCTGTGAACTCCTATTCTGGTGCTGTATTTGGTCACATGAGTGACAGCCAGATTAAAGCATCGGCTCAGAAGGTGGTCAATCTCTCAGATAAGCAGATCACCGACATGGTCATGCAGCATGGCCCCGGTGCTGTCGCTAAGAAGAAGGCATTGGCGAAAACGCTGATTGCTCGCCGGGACAATATGGCTAAGCAGCTTGGGTTGAAGGCCGCAACACCGAAACCCTCCAAGCCGAAGTTCAGTGCCGCGAAGCTCAGCAAGCCCTTATCCTTCATGAAGTGGGGCGAGACCAATAATCCCGGACCTTCCTCTTTAGAGCACATTAATCGCGCGAATCATGACGCGGTCAAGGCTATCTATGAGGCTGCTAAATCCGGGAAGCCTGAGAAGATCCAGTCACTGAAGCAGCCTGTTCTGAATAAAGAGTCTGGGGAAGTTTCTGGAGAGAAGAACGTCCTTGAGCATCCCTCACAGCATGTTAAGGGCTTTGCCCAGCAAATGCTTAATGAGATCGATGAGCAGCTCAACCCTCCTAAAAAATTCCGTCTCGGGGATGGGGATCCGCTCAAGATCCTGCATGACTCGTACCCTATTGTTGGAGATATCAAGGGGCATATCCATAAAATCGGCAAGTACCTGAAGCTCGGTGATCCGGGTAGTTTTGATACCGCTGCATTGGGAATGAAACCGATCACCCATGAGAGCGGCAAACTCACAAAGTCCACCTATGCTGCCAAGGCGAAGGCTGCTTGGAACAAGATGCCGAAAACACAACAGGCCGCAATTCGCGCCTACACCGGGAGTAGCTATGGGTCCATTAATAGCTCTCTCTGGGAAGGTAACCCGTCCGGACAGGCGCAGGCTGCAGCTCAGGCCATGCATACATTGGCACATGATATTGCACCAGGCACAATCCTGTCGCGTAAGCTCGAGTTGAGTTCTGATCTGAAGGCTCAGATGGTGAAGTCTGTTGGTAAGGTGTTGCAGGAGCCTGCCATTGGCTCTACCTCTATTCGCCCTACGTCTTGGGATGGTAATGTTCATTTAAAGATGACAGTTGGTCCGGGAGTTAAGGGG